TGCGATTGGTGGTCTCGTAGCGTTAGCTTTACCATTAGTTCCTGTAATCGCACCATTGCTTTTAAAGGCAATGGCGATTGGAATTGCTGCAATAGCTGGTGGTATTGTTATTAAAGAGACGCTTAAACTCGCCACCATGCTAGGGAAAAAAATAGCAGATGGTCTTGGTCAAGCGATGAAATTTGGAAAGGAAGTGTTTGATAAGCTAAGTGTAAAGGTAAATAAGCTTGGACAGGACATTGGTGGATTTCTATCAAAGAAAACTAAACAAGCTCTTGCGTTGGGTATAAAGGTAAAAGACAAGGTAGCAGATAAAATTGGAGATGTAACAGACTTTGCAAAGGAGAAGGGAAAAGAACTTAAGGAAAACACAACTAAATTTATTGACAGTGCAAGGGATAAAGCAAAGAATGTTTTTGGTTTCTTTAAAGATAAAGCACTACCGAAAGCAAAAGAGATAGGTGCTGGTGTATTAGAAAAAGGAAAAGAAGGTTTTGATAAAGTCAATGAAGCTATGGATAAAGGTCGAAGAACTATTTTTAAAGGTATGGTCAAGGGTGTAGATGCTATTACTGGTAACGTATTTGATCTTGATAAAAGTGGTGAAGGACTAACTGGTACGATTGGGATGGCAGTTAATGCTCTTGAAGAGGCAAAAGATTTAACAGGAGGTGTTTTGGATGCAGCAACTGGTGACAGATTTGATTTTGATGGTAAAGGTAAAAATCCATCTACTCTAGTTCAAGCACAAACACCACAAGTATCAGAGGCAGAATTATTACCAACAGATGCACCTATGCCTTTTATTAGAGTTTTAGATAATTCACATCTATCTATAAATCCAGGCAGAAATAATTTGCCACCAGAGATCGCTAAATTAATTCAATAATGGCTGAAACAAAATTCTTAATTAAAAAATGCACTTTGATTCCAAATGGTTGTTCTTTGGATGAAGAATATGTTATTGCTCCTGGCGTTGGAATGATTAGTTACTATGAAAGTATTGAAAGTCCAACCTTAGCAATGACTATTACTTTCATTGATGTTGATCAGGTAGTGAGTCGAAAGGGACTTACTGGTGGAGAACTTGTTGAACTAACAGTTCAAGATGGTGATGAGGATGAATTTAAAATAACCAAGAAACATCGAATGATGTTGAATACTGTTAGAGATGTGATAACTGAAAGTAATCAACAGGTTGCAACCTTAGATTTTGTTTCGATGGAGACAATTGTAAATGAAACCGCTAGATTAAATAAAAAATTTACTGGAAATGTTTCTCAAACAGTTGAGGATATTTTAACAAATGATAAAAAAGGACTTCAAACTAAAAAAGAATTATTTAAAGATGAAGCAGTAAATTCTTATTCATTTATAGGTAATTTAAAAAGACCTTTCGACACGATTCAATGGTTATGCCCAAAGACACAATCATCTAAAGAGGGTTTTGGATTCTTATTTTATGAAAACTTGGATGGATATCATTTTAAATCTATTGAGAATTTATTGAAACAAGAAGCTGTAAGGTATCAGAAATCAGATAGACCTCTTGAAAATGATGCTAAAATTTTAGAGAATAATTTAGATCAATCAAATGATATTGGTATGAATTGTAGAATGGGAATGTATGCAAATAAAACTATATACATTGATATTGAAAATCAAGGAGCTAAGGTAGTTGATTTTAATATTAAAAAACTTAAATTAAAAAAAGAATTGAAATTAATGGACGGTCTTGAGGAAAGTCCAACTCGATTAATGGTGAAAGCGAGTGATGTTGGAGTCTCACAAAAGGGATCAAAGATAGACGAAACCACTCCACCAACAGAGCTTGACGAATATAAAAATAAGTCCTATATTAGAAATAACCTATTGTTTTCACAATCTCTGAGTATATCAATCCCACTAAATACCACCTTAAGAGCGGGTGATATGATTGATATCAAATTACCTGTGAAGAAGGGTGATGGAGAATCACCAACAAGTTCTTATGGAAACGAAAAAAGTAATGACCCTAGCGGAAAATATTTAATCGCTGAATTAAGACATACAATTGGTAGTAAGACATCTCAAACGAACCTCAGATTAATTCGTGATGTCTTTACCGCTTAAATAGTAAAAAATAGTTAATCTTATGAAATCAATCGAAGATCACATGGAACACGATAAGAAAATTATCGATGATCCACAGTCAAACCCAGCTGCAAGAAGACATGCTAAGGAAGAATTGCATGAACTAGAAGAATATGCAGAACATCATAAGGAAGAAATTAAAGCAGGCGATCACCATGATCCTAATGTTTTAGAAGTATTCTGTGATTTACATCCAGATGAACCAGAGTGTCTAGTATATGACGATTAATTAAATGTTTGAACCATCAGCTACAAATTTTCTAGGAAGAGATCCTATGCAATGGTGGATTGGCCAAGTTGTCGATCCAGTTAAAGGAAAGTGGGAAGACTCTCAAGAAAAGGCACAAGGTAAAGACACGATTGCGGCCGAAAAAGGTACTTATTCACATCGAGTTCGTGTTCGTATCGTGGGATATCATGCTGGTGATGCTGATTTACCAGATGAAGATCTACCGATGGCACATGTTCTCATGCCGCCTGGCGTTTCAAGCACTGGTGGTCGTGGAAAAACTATGAATTATCATGGTGGTGAGGTTGTAGTTGGATTTTTCTTTGATGGTGCGGATGCACAACAACCAGTTATCTTTGGAACTTTATTTAAACAATCTTTTGTTAAGGATCGATTAACTAACGGTCAGTTCAATGCGTTTAAACAAACAGAATTTACACCATACACACCACCTGATGTAAGACAACAAGCTGGGAAAAATGTAGTACAGGAAACTGCATCTCCTTGGAGTGGAGGATTCCGAAAATTTACTAAACTTTCTAATGGTAAGGTAACTAAAAATTCAACTTATGCACAAAAACAGACAAATAAAGACACTGATGTTGTAGTTGAGAACGCCACTGCATGTGAAGATAATGAAATATCAAAGATATCAAATGCGATAAAATCATTCACTAAAGAAACAAACGCTTTGGAGGATATTGGAGGATTAACTGTTGATCCGATATATGGTGGTATTGCAAATAAAAAAGAAGAAATAAAATTAACAACCATGAAAGTTCATGGTTCAATGTCAAAATTAATGCGTCGTGGTCGTTCATTTGTGATACAGGATGCAATGGATAAACTGTCTTTAAAGTTAGGAAATGAAACACCAATCACTTTACAAGCTGGAGTTGGAGAAGCTGCTAAAAATTTGAATGATATATTATTTTGTAATTTTGAAAAGATTAATGAACAATTAAAAGATTATCTTGCAAAGAGTTTAGAAAATATGTTAGGGAAAGTTTTAGATGTCCCTGTTTGTGCTGTTGATAGTTTCTTAGGTGATATGTTTGGTCAGATTAATAACATAATGGATACAACAATGGGAGGGACGTTTGATCAATTAAATAACATCTCAGGTGGTGGTATTGGTGCTCCAAGTGAAACATTTTCAAAGGCAATCAAGTTTGCAAACATTGTTACCAATACTCTTGAATGTGATGCACAAAATTGCCCACCAAGTAATACTACTTTCTCTGGAAAGGGTGGAGTTGGATTAAATCCAGAGGATGCATTTGGTGATATACTTGGTATTGCAGGGTTAAATTCTCTTAAAAATAAAGTGGAGGGTTTAAAAGACATGGTTGATGGTTTAATTCCAGATATAAGCGCCCCATCAATTCCAAAAGTAGATTGTAAAACTAATGTTCTTAAATGTGGCCCACCAAGAGTTGATTTTATTGGAAGCACAGATGGTAAGGGTGCAAGTGGTGAAGCAATCGTAAATACACTTGGTCAAGTGATAGGTGTTGCAATTAGTGAGCCAGGATCTGGATACATAGATCCACCAGCATTAACATTTGTAGATGGTTGTAATAATGGTTATGGTGCTGGAGGTTATGTTCGTATTAAAAATGGTTCAATTTCAGACATTGTAATTACAGATGGTGGTCAAGATTACATACCAAACACAACAGAAACTGATATGGATGGTAATGTAAAAGAAGTTACTCCAGATCCAAATGGAAACTATTCTGGTGAGTCATCATATGTGACCTCATTATCAGATCTTGTTGTTGAGAACGCTGGTTTTGGTTATGAACCAACTGATACAGCCTCAGTTGTTGGTGGTGTTAAAGATGCAGAGATTGAATTAAAAGTTGTGGATGGTAGAATAGTAGGAGCAAACATTGTGAATGCTGGATTTGGATTCACAGAAATTCCAAAATTAAGAATAAATAGTGATACAGGAGCGTTAGCAAAACTATCACCAGTTCTTGAATTCACTAAAGTTGATGATGCAGCTCAGGTTGCTGATATAACTCAAGATGCTATTGTAACCGTAATTGATTGTATAACAAAGTAAAAAAATGGCAAAATTAGATCCAATAGACGGAAAAAATTATGAGACTGAAGTATTTGAAAGATACACAGTCTCCTCTGGTGATATGGACGGCATACATGGTATGTCAAACTATCAAATTCTGACACAAGAGTCTCAACTTTTTGGATTTTATGCCGATACTGGTCAGGGAAAGGGTGGTCAAGGAGGGCCTGGAACTGGTAAGCATGTATTAAATACGCCAGGCATGTCAATGGAGGTTGTTGGTAAAGGATTAAAAGTTCGAGATGAGGGTGATACAACTCAACTTCCAGCAAAACAAGTTATTGCTAAAAGGGGTGATGTATTTACTGTATGTGAAAATGGTGATGTTATAATTCGAGCAAGAAATATCATACTTGAAGCAAATGGTGCTGGTAATAAAGACGGTCAAATATTGATTAATGCAAATAGAATGGTGGATATAAAAGCACCAGATATCAAGGAACAAGGAGAAAAAATCTTACAGAGAGCAACACAAGAGATTGATACTCAAACAAATCTAAAAAAAGATAAATCGAATTTTAATTTATCCATGAATGATATGGATAAAGATTTTGGAGCGAGTGTTAAAACTATTCTTAATCAAGTTAATCAACAATTACCAAAGGCGGGTGAAAAATTAAAAGCAATCGAGGAGAAGGGAAAACCACTAATTGAAAAACAAAAAAATATTATTCAACAGGGAATAGGATTTCTTCAAAGTGATGAGGCTGCAAATCTTATTGGAGGTCTTTCAGACACTGCTCAAAATGTTGGTCAGCAAGTTGAAGAGTCGGGAGTGGTTGATGACATAAAAGAGGAAGCACAGGAGTTGCAGAATCGATTCAAGGGAATATTTAATGACTTTGAAAATCAAGCTAAGAACCTTGCAGGCGAACTTGATACTGAAAAACTTGATAAGATTGAAGACAAACTTAAAAAGACCGCTGAAGGTTTTGGAGGAATATTATAATGGCAACCTCACCAAGACAACAAGTAGATAAGTTAGTTATCGGAACTAATGATACCTCACAGGAAATTGGTACAAGTGATAAATCACCAACTGGAACTTTGGTTGCAAATGGCCCTGTTGTAATCGGAGACGTAAAAGAGTTTGGTAATGATTATAAAGCAGAGTTGAATGTAAGTTCAGATTCTGCGGAACAATTACCTTTCGATCAACAACCAAAATTAGATGTTAAGTTAGCACTTAACTCTGATGGTAATGTCAAAATTAATGGTGATGATAAGACTGATAATGCTTTAGATGTCACTGGTGATACTATATTAAATGGAAATGAAAGAGTAACTGGTGATGCTACAATTGATGGAACAACATTCGCTGATGTTCAAGGAACTATAAATGAACAATCTTGGAAAGGATTTGATATCAAACATCCTTCTAAAGAGGGACACAGACTTAGATACATTTGTTTAGAAGGGCCAGAGGGTGGCGTATATTATCGTGGCAGACTCAAAGGTTCAAATATCATTGAACTGCCAGAGTATTGGAGAAATTTAGTTCATGAGGATAGTATCACAGTTCAACTGCAACCAATCGGAAAAAATCAAAATCTTGTGATTGAAAGTTTCAACACTGGATATGTGGTAGTTGAAATTGGTACAAATCAAGACTTTTTAACTGGTGAAATACTAATTGATTGTTTTTATCATGTTTATGGTGCAAGAAAGGATGGTGAAGTTTTGATTCCAGAGTATAAAGGTGAAACTCCAGAGGACTATCCAGGCGGTAATACTCAATACTCCATTGCTGGACATCATTATGATAAAAGAACAATCTGAAGTTCATAAATAAAACAGAAGAAAATTGTTACATAGCCCAATAAGATGCCTCTTTCAAGACTGGAGAATTTTCTAAAGAATATTCAAGGTAATGTTATCTACGTTGATCCCAATGAATTGGATGCGACTGATAGTATCGAGAATCAAGGAAACTCCCAAACACGTCCATTTAAAACGATCCAAAGAGCTCTGATTGAAGCTGCTAGGTTTTCGTATGTTGCTGGACAAAGAAATGATAAGTTTGATTTAACCACCATCATCCTCGCTGCTGGTACTCACACTGTTGATAACAGGCCAGGATTTATACCTTACGATGAATCAGGTGCTGCACGATATAAAACAAGATTTGGAGAAAGTAATCAGATAATAAGTCCATTCGGATTGGGTAGTAACTTTGATTTAACATCACCTGACAACGAACTATTCAAATTAAATAGTGTTCGTGGTGGTGTCATCATCCCAAGAGGAACATCAATTGTAGGTAAGGATCTTCGTAAGACAAAGATAAGACCAAAATATGTCCCTGATCCAGAAAATAATAATATAGATCCATCTGCAATATTCAGATTAACTGGTGCTTGTTATATTTCATCATTCACTATCTTTGATGGTGATCCATCAGGTAATGTATTTAAAGACTATACAGGAAACCTATTCACACCAAGTTTCTCACACCATAAATTAACTTGCTTTGAGTATGCTGATGGTGCGAATGCTGTTCGTATTAATGATAGTTTCCTTGACTTAACCTCAACATCAACCGATCTTGATATGTATTATCAGAAGGTTGGTGATGTTTATGATGCTGGTACAGGAAGACCAATCGAACCAGACTTCCC